CATAATCGCCCTGCATGGTTGTACTGTTATCAAAGCTACTTTGGCCTGTAGGCTCTGCATAATCAAGCAGACAGCTAATAAACAAATCTGTGTAAATTGTGCCAGGGGTATGTCTTACTTCTATATAATTTCTAGCAGGATCTGTATTCAAAACATTGGTATTGTCTACAATTTTGCTGTAGGTTTGATTATATAATGTAGCGTTTTGTCCGGTTGTATTTGGTGGCAAATATGTAATAATACCTGTAGTGTCAACTGCGGTTGCACCATTACCGAACGCCATGCTTTCAATAACTCCAGTGCCTTTATTAGCAATACTTTGTGCTAATGCTTCACTCATATTTTCATAATGGATAGCATTAGACTTGTCCTGTAGGATTTCTCCTGTAATAGGATCAAATATTTTAATATGTCCTTGAATCATTACACCGTTTTTGTCAAACATAAGTTATCCATTAATTTGCTGTTTCTACTATTACTTCACCTGATTCAGGGTCTGAAATTTTTACAAAACCCCGAACATAAATTCCAGTGGATTCATTGGGACGAGCGGGTTTTGGCAACTGCTGCTCATCAATTTCTTCTTTGTTAGAATCCATGTTGTTATTTATCATAAAATCACTGCCCAAATTGTTCTTTCCGAAGTGTCAGAATCTGTTTGCATGCTCTTAGCAAACACTGCGTTTGGATCATAACTTGCTAAATTCTTAACACTTGTAGCATGGCCTGCTGTTGCACTTGTCACTAACAAATCACCTTTTTCTACTGCACCCACAATCTTTAATGGAATTTTTCCTCTTAGGGCTATTGCGACACCGTCAGATTTGGCATTCATTAAATATGCTGGATCTGTACTAACTGCACCTGCTACTCTTGTGTCTGATTCTTTTGTTGTTACAGTGACTTCTGCTGATCCCCCAAACACAAGCACGGTGCCTGGATAATAGAAATTGTCTGGTTGATAAATTTCAGCCAAGTCAGCGTACTGTGCAGATGTTGCTTTGGCAAATACAGTATTAAAATAAGTTGTGCTTGAACCAATATTGCCGCTACCATTGGATTGGCCATTTATAATATCTTTGGTTACAATAATTACGCCTGTACCGTTGGGCTCTAATCTAATATTTCCATTGCTACTGGTTTGAATTGCCAAAGCACCAGTATCTATAATGTTACCACCTAAGGTAATATTACCGTTTGCTGTCAAACTTGCTACCGTTGCTGTACTATTAGCATTTAATGTGCCAGTATTCAGTGTAGATGTTGTAGTGCTGGTTGTAAATGTACCAGTTGTGCCAGTAACTGCTCCATTTGATGTTAATGCGTTTACTGTAGCAGTTCCGTTAGCATTAATAGTACCAGTTACAAGAGATGTGCCAAAAGTTCCTGTCGTTCCAGTAACTGCTCCATTTGATGTCAATGCGTTAACTGTGGCAGTGCTATTGGCATTTAATGTAGTTGTAATGACTCCACTACCAAAAGTACCTGTTGTGTTAGATGCTAGTGCATTTACAGTTGCTGTGCCTTGAACATTAAGTGTAGAACCAAAAGTTCCTGAATTTGTTGTTTGAACATAACCCAAATAAGCATACCCAGTTGTGGTAAATGAGCTGTTGGCAAAAATTGTAGCAGCAATAACAGATGCGTTTGTTGAAATATTAGCTGTGGTAGTTGTATTGCCAGTTATGTTTGCATAACCTCCCACTACTATATTACCGCCTGTACGCAAATTGCCTGCCAGTGCAGCACCGCCGTTTGAAACTAGTGTGCCTGTAGTTAAACTAGTAGAATCTGTGGTATTTGCCAGTATGATACTGCCAGGTTTAAATCCACCATAAACATTGCCAGTAAAACTTACATTACCTTCTGACCCATTTACATACCACTCTAAATAATTTGTATCTCGGGCAAAAACCAAAGCAGCATCTTTATTAGTACCATCGTAGTAGTGCATTCTAATACCAATATCTTTGCCGTCATCCGACAGCCAAGGCTGACTGGTATTAGCTAAATTTGCTAAATGTAATTCAATTATGTTGTCTGTTGTAGCATAATTATTTGAACCAATAACGACTGTATTTCCATTGACAGTTAAATTACCTGTTACAGTTAAGTTAGACCCAACAGTTATGGCTCCACCGGTACTTAAATTGCCTGTGACTGTTAAATTACCAGTTCCTACATAAGTTTTAATATTAGCAACAGTGGTTTGATAGCTAACATTATTTCCAGAAATATCTGAAACCACAGGTACAATAGCGAGATTTGAGCTGATCAAATTGCTTGATGCTAAACTGGGTAATTCACTAATCTTAATATATGACATTTCTAAACCTAACTTATATGATATTTATTACTTCTGAATTATGCCCCTAGCTGCTTCTTAACAAAAAGTGCTTGAATCTTGTTACTAGCGTATAATCCCCTACCATCGGTTTGAATCGGAGTAGTAGCTTGATCTGTTTCTAACCCAATATTAGATTCACTAGTAATGAATGGAATATCTACATTGGCGCTTAATGTAAATTCTGCTGCTAGTGGTACTGCCGCAAGACCGCCGTTTAACCACAAATTAGCCTGAATATAAGTTTGGCCAGCGTAGAAATCACGGTAAATGCTATTGGTCATTTGTAGTTGAGTATTTGTTGTAAATGTATTGGCCATATGGTAACTATCAGGAACTATTTGATTAATACTGCCACTTACAACTGTATCTCCTGCATAATGTATATTTGCTCCAGTACCTAAAGTACCCCTTCTTAATTGGCCCAGGGTGTTAGTGCCATCATTTTTAGTAAAGTAAGTAATTCTTTCGCCGTTGATATAAACAACACCGGGCAAATTCATTGCTGGATTAGGAGTTGATAACACCGCAGAATTAGCTACTGTAATAGTATTGCTGGTCAATGATAAATTTGTAGCTAGGGTTGTTGTAGCAGCAGAATCTTCACGCAGGTAAGTCCAATTATCATTCATATCTTTGAACATTCTATAACTAAACACATCGTAGGTGTTTTGGGCCAATCTTGCTGTAAGGGTTGCAGTATTAAATGTCAAATTGGCATTGGCTGCTGTATTAGCAACTGTAACATTTGGAATTGTAGTATACTGGGACCCGCTAGCAGTAAGTGTTATACTGGTTATTTTGCCGTTGGCATCAACATTTAAGGTTCCGCTTGCCCCAACACCAGTATTACCTAAAATTGTAATAGCGGCATTAGCTGTGTAACCGGATCCTCCGTCTACAACTACAATTTCATTTACATAGAATGCTGTACCAGTAAGCCATGAAGTATAATTAGAATCTTCTAAAGTTTCAAGTGTAGATACTGTAAGATCTAAAGTATCGTAGACTCTGCCTGGAATTAATTCTTCAGGAGCATGACTGGTATTGGGAGTTACGAATCCATCCCCATCGACTATAATGTCTTCTGGTCTTAGACCCAGGCTGGTATCTGTAAATAAACTTTCAATTTTTGTATCTAAAATTGTATCGCTTATAACATAAGTTCCGTCGGAATCTAGTGTTAAAGCATCAAAATAATCTGTGTCAAATGCCGCGACATCAAATCCTCCAGCATCTGTGAATAATGCTCCTTCTACGGTTACCCCAGGATAACTTATCCCATTTTGTAGTAGTGCAGGATTTTTTCCTGGCATACCAACTGTCGGAGCATAATAAGCTACAATCCTGTCGTTAGCTGTGTTAAAATTATTAGCGGCGTATACTGTTAGATAATTGCCGTTAAATGTAGTGCCGCTGGTAAATGTTGTATTAACAACATAGGCAATGTTCTTATATGTAAGTATAGTACCCGCAGTATAAGTGGTATTTGGCAACCATTCTACTACAGTAGATCCATATGTATATCTATCATAGGTCAGTGTAGCTTTAATTTTTCTAATTGTATTATTAACTAATCGAGCATACAATCTTGCGCCTGAACCGTTACCACCACTTAATGTGATAACGGGTTGGCTATAATAATAACTTCCTGGATACAATACTTGTACTTTAACGATTTGTCCGTTGGCTAATATAGGTGTTGCCAATGCATTGTCTCCAATAGAGCTACCGCTAATTACAATGGTAGGTGCTACAGTGTAATTTGAACCACCATCCGATATTACTATCTCTTGAATTTCATACCAGTTGTTGTTTACATAATCTGCGTACTGTGGTTGTTGCAGTGCTGCTACATCCTGAGCATAATCACCGCTAGGACTTCTGTATACCTTTAACACTGGATCGTAATAAGCTGGTACATCAAAGTCTGTAGTATAACCGTTATAGTTGTCAGATCCTGTGTAGTCAGACACATACTCTTTTATTGTAGTATGGAATGGTTTTACTTCTTCTAGGTACTGCTGATAGTAAGTTTGGTTTTCTCTGTAGTAAATTTCAGGTTGAGTTAACCCTCTAATCTTATGCAAGACATTAATGAAGCTGGTTTTAAACACCCAATCTACAGATTTTTGTTCTTCAAGTACATAGTTAATTAGTACAAAGAACAATTTTACAAAGTCTTGACTATATTGATTAATAAACAAATCATCCTTTAATGCTTCGATGATTTTTCTTAGTTCTATACTAGGGTTTTGATCGAATCTGTTAATATCAAAATTATCATTGCCGAAGCCAACCCCATTGGTAGCAGTATCGTACAAAGATGTGCTAAGTTCAATTGTACCATCTTGCAGGCCAACCATTACACTGGTGTTAGCGAATATCTGCAATAGCATCCATTTACCAGAACCATTGTTTAAAATCTTAACTACATCACCAGACTTGAATCTAGTGTTAACCATGTCTGCGGTTGTGTTAAAGGTATAGTTGGGTTGTGTAGTAGGATCGAAATAACTTGCATACCAATCAACAGTAGTCCAGTAATCACTTGTTTTATAAGTTTGTACTTGGTATAACAGCCAGTTATTTTTCACAGTATATAAATCAAGATTTACTGTATTAAAACTTGTGCCGCTAGTAAAATCGGCAGTCACTACATAAGCAGTGTTTTCATAGGAAATTATTTGACCTTTTGTATATGCAGTATTTGCTGTCCATACAATGACTGCTGTGTCTTTGACATAAATGGTCCACAAATTATCAATTTCACTATTATTGACAACCAAAACTTTGTAGCCCACCGGTTTTGTGTAGATATCGATATATCCTAATTCAGTAAATGTACTAACGCTGATATCCCAAAATCCACTGTCAGCAGGAGGAATTGGTTCGCCTGCACTTAGATTTGTTAGGTCAAAGCTTTGAGCGAATGTTGTGGTAGCAAACACACTGTTCACAAATGTTACCATCTGCTCTACAGCCATGTTTTTGTCAATATACATGCTTTGACGAGGTCTTATTTCAATGCCGTATCGTTTAGCAACTGGTAAAGTTGCGTCCGGCACAACATTACCAACAGCATCTAGTCCAGACACGCTGTCTACTAGCTTGTTGTATATACTTGTAGGAATGCTGTTACTGTTTTCTGCCTTTTCGCTTAGTAGGGCATATTCACTGTGAATAATGCTTGAATTAATTTCTTTAGCATAATCTAAATGAAATACTATTTTATCTCCTACAGTATCATTGTTTACATTATAAATTGCTACAGCGTTATCTTTTATAGCAGCAAAATACTTGATTCCAGAATTCTTTGGATCTCTTATATATTGAGCGATTGTTATTATAGGTATATTTCTATTAGGTACATAAGTTGGAGTTACTGTTTTGTCTTTTACCCAGAAATAATAGTAGACATTAGGTATGTTGGTAATTGGATCAACATAGCTTTCAGTTACATAGTTATCATCTAGATATTTAGGAATTCCGTTGCCCCCAGTTTGAACATACTGGCCAGGAGGATACAAACTTTGTACCCATTCATACACATCTACGCTGCTGCCTGGGAAGCTTCTGCCCCAGTTAGCAGTTCTATATTTAATAGTATCCTGCTCGTATTCTAGGTATCTAATTGCGCTTAAATCCCACCATACCTGACCAACTTGAGGTTGACCCCAATATAATGTTGAGCTAGTTTTTAAGGAAGCAGTCGAACTGTTGTTATAGACCGCAGGATCATAATCCACTTTATATGTGATTTCTTGTTCAGCTTGTCCTAGTATTTTTCCTTTTGCAGGATCAATATAATCCAAATGGTCAATTATTATCTGTGTTTCATTGTTATAGACATAGCCCTTGATAATTCCGTCTATATCAACTTTGTCGTCTTGGGATCTAATAATATCCCAACCATTTAATCTATCAACATCGTTAAATTTATAAACAGTTCCGCCGTTTAAGGCAAATAAACTGTCTGTTGATGCCCCAACTAAAATCTTGTAATTGCTGATATCAACACTAACACCAAAACTTACATTAGGTACAAGAGCAATGCTTAAGTTGCTGGGATTCAACTGTTGGACATACATGAATTTACCAGGATGTGATATAGTCTGTCTACTGTCAGGCAAATAACTTAGTATCCAAACTGCACCGCTCTTAACTTTATCTACAAATCTGGTGCTGTTGCCGTCGAATGATGTAGCCATTTCACTTACCGGACCGCGAGGATTTGTAACATATTCTGTACCAAACAGCGTTTGAGAATTTGACAAAAGTGTTGAATAAATGTCAAAGCTGGTAGCAGTTAGTGTTCTAGCAGTTGGGCCTCCAACTGCTAAAATTTCACTTGTGCTGTCAATTCTTACACTATAACCAAATTGGTCGTATGCGTTGTTGGTTGGATTTTTAATTTGTTCAGACTGAACAAAAACTTTCAATCCTAAATCTGTGATGGCAGTGCCTACTCCGGGTAGTATAGTTAGTTTATTAGTTGATATGACACTGTCAGAATTAAGCTGTAGGTAACCATTTACATCCTGTGCTGTGACACCGGGTACATTAGCATTGTTAATGGCATTCACAACATCAGTTAAACTAGTACCAGAAAAAGATACTTCATAATCATTTAACCTTATGCTATTTCCGCCAGTCACGGTTGGATTTTGTATTGTGCCAATTATAGTTCCGTATATTCTACTTTGATTAATTGATCTATAAGCTGTACCTACATTAAAATTAGTACCGTCAGTATAATATGGTGCACCTATGTACAGGCTGCAATTATTAGGACATATATCTAAATCATAACCAAACTGACTTTTTGCCTGTTGCTGATCTGCTGTAACTGTGATAATCTTATTAAATTGATTAGTTTCTATAGTTACAATTGAACCGGCTTGTGGTGCTGTTGTCAATTGAACCCAATTAGACGCAACAATTACATAATCTGTTCCTTGTTCTTGCAAGACATTGTTCACATAAACTTTATGAACTAGTCCCAGTGTTCTTACTCCACCGAATAATGTTTGATTAGCAATACTGATAAAATTCTCAACACTTCTATCGTAAAGTGTAACTGTTCCTGCTGAACTATTGTCTGCTGGAGCTCCCACAGCTATCTGTCTACCATCTGTAGTGTGTGCAATAGATTGACCAAAGTTGCTGTTACTATTAGCGAACGAAATAGTGTCAACATAAACATAACCTGGAGTTTGTCTTACTACAATTGTATCAGCAACTGGTGTATTAAAAGTAATAGTTGACCCACTGACGGTAAAATCAACAAAAGGAACATAAGAATATACTGAGCCCCTTACACTTAGTAATTCTGTCGTAACTGGTGTAAAGCTTAGGCTGTAGCTTACATTACCTAAATCTGCTGTTAGTGTTGTACTTTGACTTTCTGCTGCATCATAGTATCCATATGCGTACACTTTATTTGCATCCGATGCTCCGATATAAATCCATGCGTCGTCGTTACTAATTATTGCACTAGTACCAAATGCTTCAACTCCAACAGATTGAGGAGCTAAAATCTGTGTTTCAGATATTGTTCCTAAAAAGTTTCGTCTGTAAATATAAGCATAACCAACTCCAGAACTACTGTCGGGCGCACCGATTACTAAATGTTCTTTACCTGTATCTAAACTAGAGCCAAACCCTAAGGTGTTTACTGCGCCAGGACTTACTGTAATATCTTCAACAAAGTTATTGTCAAATCCTAGAACATAATTGGTAATTGTTCCTTTACCATTATTAGCTCCTGGTTCTCCCACCAATGCAAAATTGTTGTCATTGCTTATCTTCAAACTTTGTCCAAATTTACCATTACTGGTATATTGACTCTTTTGTAGTTGTATGTTAGCAAGCCAAGGTTCAGATTTTTCATAAACCGCCCAAGTGTCATTGGTACTGCTGTCTACCCACACTTTATTATTGGCTAACCAAGAAGTTGCATTTGCCATATCATAAATTTGTGAAGCGTATGTAACTCGTTGGCTTTCTAATAGATAACTTGAAGCAGGGTCAGCAAACGAAGTTGAAGTAAACCCAGTTAAATTTAAAGTTACTTTAACTGTGAAATTATAAGCATCGACTATTGACAACACTCTGTAAAAACCATCAAACTTACTAGTATTGGTTAAAATTACAGTGTCGTCTAAATTATATCCGTGTGGAGTTGCTGTATTAATTGTGACATTACTGTTTAGAGAATTTTTTATACTTAAAACTTTAACAGCATTTGAACTTATCTTGTAAACGTCCCAATCATTGTTATAATTTTTTGCTGTCCAAATAATAGATCCAACATTTATTTTGTTAATGTCACCATTTAAAGTAGATAAGTCATTTAGATCGTAAACTGTAAAGTCTACATCGTCTATATTAACATATCCTGCTGTTTTAATATCATCTGTTCTAGTAGAATTTTCAGTTCTATTCAACAGGAACGGGCTGCTAAATGTGGCAGTGCTGTAATCATATAAGCCCATGCTGCTAGAATTTAAAGAATTATAAACAACAGAATTATTGGTAGCAACTTCTAGACTGCTTGGATTATTAAGAATATATTGTTCTTCTAGTAACAGTTCAACATATCTATTAATATCAGTGGCACCGTATGCGCCTACTCTAAACGCCCAATCTTCGCTTATTGTGACATTTGTACTTTCGTTGTTAACTGTAATATTGGCGAATGCATTTAGCGCATCCACTGTACCTTTTTGTTTAATAAAGCCTTGATAAAATTTTATTTGACTAGTATCTGTTATACCCAGATCTGACAAGTAGTTTCTATTTTTGTACCCAATTAAACTAAAAGCAAGACCGTCTTCATCTGATTCTAAATTAACTTTATCTGTATCGTAGAATCCTATTGCTTTTTTAGCTTTGGTAGCGTAATTTTCTAATAAACCCGACTTAATGCTGCTGGTAGGTTCAGGTAACCACTTTGTAAAATCAAAAGTTTCACTGCCTGCAATATTTTCTTTGGCGGTGTAATAAAAACCCTTGTATTCAACTAAGTCGCTTCTTAGATAATCAGTGTTTTGATTCCAAGTGGCTATTTGTTTAGTTGCATATATAAATCCTGGAGGATTCAATGCGCCAGTCCATGCTGTAGTTTTTTGTCCTACTAATTTTAATTTATACTGTCTTTGTCCTGTTTCTGGTGTATAAATTACATCATTAAACTCTGTTACATTATTGAACACTAAAGCATGTTCATATTGCACTAAGTCAAAATTCAATGACGCAATTAAATCTTGATTATTATTTAAGGTCAGTTGGAATATATTTCCGTTGTTGCTGTCTCTATTAATTGTATAGTCTTTGCTGGTAAGGATTTTCCAGTTTTGAGTCTGCACTTTACTGCCAGTATAGCTATTTGTTAAACTGTCTGCAACAGCCGTAGGATTAAAATAACTTATAGTAGATGAAACAGGACTTAGAATAATCACACTGCCTGCTGCCCACCCTTGTTTTACCCAAAACAAAAATTCTTGCATGCTCAATTGCCAATTACGAATTTGGCCTAAGCTTTGATCAAAATCTTCAAAAATAAAACCTTGAAGTTTTAGATACTGTTCATATCCTGCTAGGAAATTAGCAACTTGCTGTAAGTCTGAAAGTATAGTCCCGTATGGTACGCTAGCTCTTACTGCTCTGAACTTTTGATACCAGTTTACTTTCAAAGTTCCTGATATAATATCAACGGCATTTTGAGTATTGTTAGTTTCAGGTAAGATGATATTAAAATAAGGACTTTCGTTATCATAACCACTGATCTTAAAACCACTGGAAACTTTTTCAATTACAACTGCACTATATCTAACAGCAAACAATGGGGTTGATTTATTAAGAATTAAATCAAAGTTGCTGTCAGGAATTATAATAGATTCGTTAATACTGGCAGGACTGTTTTGTTCAGCTAAAACTTTTAAAGAATTTTTGTTAGTATACCCAGCCATTCGATAAATTAAGTTTACTTGATAGTGTTGGACAAAATCTTGTAAATCAGTATGATCTTTAATACCTTGGCTAGTCAAATAATCAGCTATGTAATTTATATAACTGGCACTTCTGTCCACAGTCTTTGTTGCATAGTTATAACCATTAATCACAACATCTGACTGTACTAATCGTTGATTTGTTTCTTTGTTAATAAATTGATTTAAGGTGCTATCGTAGGTAATTTTGTTAACACAAGCACCTTCAGCAAAATAACTTGCAGTATTTGTCAAGGCCAATATTATTTGAACTGCGTATGGGTAATTACTGCTATTTCTCCAAGCATTTTCCACTGGACTATATTGACCAATTGTCCAATTATTGTTAAACTTTTGATTGCTGAAGTTTACGGTCATTAAACCTAACGGTGGTTTTAAATTGCCGTTGGCATCTACTGGAATATAATTTGATAGGCCGGGACGGGCAAATCTTGTGTCATAGCCCTGTCGTACGCCAGCAGCTATAAAACCAGCTTCTAAATCATCCCATAATATTTGGTTACCAGAAGTGTAAGGTGCTGGGCCATAGGTGGTTTGCCACCAGTCTGGTTCTTCGCTAAAGCCTAACATTTCCCATGGATTAGTGTTAGGTCGTTGTGTATCGTAATAATATTCGTAGCAAGCACGCCATGATCCTGGCAGAAGTTCGCCGTCTAATGTGTCTGGGCAAGTGTTGTAGTTGTAGGTAAATGGGTCTGTTACATCATAAATTGTATTGTCTGTATAATTTAATCTATTATATCCTACCCACGGCAAATAATTTTCAGCTACTAATCTTGTATAGTCAGCGACTGTGAAATCACTTGTTCTAAACTTACCTGGTTTAGCTTTATAAATGTCAATAACTTTGTTATCAAAATTAACTTTAATATTGTTATAAATTCTTCTTTCTAATTCTAATAGAAGATCATCTCTAAAATCATTATATACAGGAGTTAGACTACCATCGTGCCCACGAATAAAACTTTGTGGTGTTGAATATGTTGTATCTAAAATTATTTGTGGATCAAATTTTGGATATAATCCTAGCTTAGTAGGAGTTTCGGGAATACATGAACCATCTGTATCATAGTATTCATATATGACTAGTGTGTCGTTTACAGAGCGAATTAAATTATCCAACAAAGTAACAGCAGGAACAGTGGCACTAAATGCGTAGTCGTGCCCATAAAGCAACTGACTGCCATTTAGATAAACTAATACTGCCTTATTAGTTAATGCAATTGGGTCAAAAATTGCAGAAATTTGATAGTTGGTTTTTGCAGGATCAAATATTGTATAGTTAATGACATTCCTATTAGGACCATAAGGAACCATACCGCTATAGTAATAAGGAAATTTATTTGTTTTAAATTCATTTATTTTAGATAAAATATTGTCTACTGCCTGTGCAGTAGTCCAAGATGTAACTCTGCTACCGGTTTCAGCCAAAGATAAAAATTTATTTTTAAATTTTTGATATTCTTGTTCAGCAAAACTTACCGATTTAACAAAATCGTATTGTTCGTTGGTAAGAAACATCATTGCATAGCTTAAAGGTGCAGCATGTTGTAAAATTTTGCCTGCGTTAGGTTTAACATTTAAGTCGCGCAGATTGCTAACACCAGGGAATGAACCAATAAAATCTAAGTTATCTTGAGTAGTTGCTTGATAATGATTTCTAAGATCACCTAGCGTACCATTGGAAAAATTAGCATTTAATAAATTATTATTGAGATTATCTGGAACTTCGTAGAAAGCAGTTGTACTAATAGAGTCACTGTAAACTCTTACAGTAATTCTATCGTTTTCTTGTATAACTGTAGGATCAATCCATATTTGACGATTATTACCTGGTATAGAATATATTCTGTATCTACTGGTAGGTATTTGTTTGAAATTTGCAAAAACAAACAAATTATTATCGACTACATTTGCATTTGGAACGATATCTATATTGAATAAATTATCAATTCCGTCATAGATAAAACTAAACAATTGATATTGTTTACTAGCATGATCAATTGACTTCCAGGTGTTCAAAAGATCATAGCTAGTCAACGAATTATTTTTATGCAAATATCCTATATTAATAGGGTTTGTATAATTTACTTTGTCAATGGTATATGTAAATGTGTCAGTGGCAAAATGATTTTCAAACTTTATGTCGCCGATATTATTAAAACTTTGATAACTTAAAGGAAAACCTAATACAGCATCATTGCTACCCGTACCTTCAACATAAGCAAATAATTTTGTGCCATTGAAACTTAGAGCACTGTTACTGATAGGATATTTTGTTCTATTGCTTAAACTGTCACCTGCTGAATCAAACACATCAAAAAGAGGAGCTTGATTAATAGAAGTTTTAGATTGTCCTTCTATCCAATTTGTTCCGTCGAACCAGAAAGTTTTACCACCGTTGTTAACCCCGCTGAATACAGCAACAGTTTCGTATTCATTCACCGTAGAATCTATAGCGGCGACTAAATGAATTATTTTAGGTGTAACAACATTAGCATCTTGATCGATATAAGTTACTTGCCAAATTTTGTTTCTAGTTGTAGGATCTTGGTCGGCAGCAAAAATAACACGCATGCCTTCAGACAAGAATGTTTGATCTAGATAAACACCTGCAGAACCTTCTACAGTAAGGAAAGGCTGGGTTGTAGTTGTGTCAAATATGTCGACAGGTAATTTAGCTACCTTACCAAAGTTATATAGTTGTAAGCTGGGATCAAATTCAATGATAGGCCTTTTTGCTTTATGATTGGAATCTAATTCATAAGTTTTACCATTGTAGATTCCAGTCTGGAGTACAATGTCTTTGTGGAACCAGCGATTTCTTCTACTCCAAGCATTAAGGTCAATACTGCTTCTGTTTATAGTTAAATAGTCGGGGTCAGCTAATGCAGTAATTGGATTTACAAATATGCTGCCATAAAAAGCTCTACCTACAAAGTAAGGATAAACAGGTTGATTGGATATATTTTGTGTACAGAAATAAGCGTAAGTGCCGTTAGGAAATTCAGGTGTTACACAATATCTTCCATTGTATTGATCTAGTGTTCCTGAACCTTGCACATAAGACCAATCTTCCACAAATACCCCAGATAGATATTCAAAAGTTATTGTTGCATCTTTTGTTACTGTAACATTTGCATTAAGTTGAATTTGATTAGTTCCACCAGGAAATTTTGCTGGACCTGTTGCTGTTGCTAATCCAACATTTTCAATCCAATATTGGTTTGCTGTTAAACCTGCACTGTTAACAGTAACACGCATGCCTGGATTCAAACCAAATGTACTAGCAACAGTTATATAACTATTGGCTGTAGTATTAGCAGTTAAAGTAACTGTAACAGCTGGTGGTCTATTGTCACCTGTGTTATTGCTTTGATAAGAACTAGACATGCGAACTGTAGGGCTACTGCTGTCTTGAGGACTTAGGTAACCAAAAGGTCCGTAAATTGGATATCCGTCTGCAGCAAAACCTATAATTTTACTATGGCCGTCTGTTTGCGTATAACCGCCGGTAAATCCTGTAACATTTCCCCAAGCATTAGCTGTGATAAAATTACTGTCTTCATAATAGTACAAGCCATTACTGTTAACAGTACCACCGTAGATGTCTTCTCCATTCACTTTAGCCTCTGATGATACTAAATTCCAAGTAGTTCCATTAAGACCAGGCACTGACCAACCATTTACGGTACCATACAGAGGAATACCTACTAAACTTATACCAATCGGGCCGCGCTCGTAAGCAAGACTAGCATGATCCCCTTGCGTATTTTGGCCGCCTCTATAAGGATAATTAAATTCTAAGTTTTGTGTAATTAATGCGTTTGAATTATTGTTATTTGGAAATGTTCCAATAAGTGTTTGGCTTGGGCTGACATTAGAAGTGATTGTTAGTTGATCTTTACCTGCACTTATATTAGCACTGGCACTGTCTGTAAAACCTGTTACAGGAGTATAGGTGCTGGTGACCTGCGTAGGGCTAAAAATTAAATTGTCTACAGCAACTAAACTGATAGCTGTTCCAACCCCTTCTACATAGTATTCTTTATTTTGATAGCTAGCCGGAGTTACATAAGAATCAAATTTTACTTTTAGTCCATTGCTAAAAATAACGCCGTTGGGACTTTGATACTGTTGTTGATTTAAAATTTCTGTTTCAACATCAATTATATTGCTGCCTGCATCAGCAATTTTAATGATACCATAAGCATCAGACAAATCGCCAATTTGATAATACAATGTGTCAAGATTGGCTGTTATAACTGGTACTTGTGTAATTTGATAACTGGCGTTAGTATACCACTGAGTGTTTCCATAGTCTACACCCGAAGCAATCAAAACTCTATTGTTTACAGGTAAGGCTGCTTGAAACACTAAATCAAAATAAGAATTGCCGCCCACAACAGTTACATTAATAAGCCAAATGCCGTATCTTTGATTTGTAGGAACAGTTACAGCGTTTGCTGTCCAATCTGCATCGTTTGTGCTGTTCGATGTAAAAATTAAATACTTTCCATTTAGGTTATTTCTTTGACCGTCTATACCGCCATACGCATCAACTACATCCGAAACTAATTGTCCTTGAATTTGACTATAATTTAATGTAGTTGCAAGATCAACATTTTGAAAAATAGGCATGCTGGTAAATTGATCTTGAGCACTTTGTAAAGGAACATTAAAAGTTACGGTGCCGACATCTGTGCCATTGTTAGTTACACCAAATATTTGTCTACTAGACAAATTATTATTGTTAGTTTGAACTCCACTGGTCCCGGAATCTGTTTGAATCCAAAAATCGTGTCCTGTTTGATCCACAGTAAAATGATATACACTGCCTCTTGTTAATGTTATTATAGGATTCTTTACAGTGTTAAATTTATTAAAATAAACAATTTGTCTGTTGGCATTTAAATTAACAAAGTAAGTTTTTTCAAGCTCTGTTACATTGGCAAAAATATTAACTGCGGCTGGTCCGTCGGGTAGCCAGTAGTATTCTCCAAAGTTTACAAACTTATCGGGATCAATATATGGTGTATAAGAATAGTAGTCATTACTGAACAGTTTATTTGGGTCGGCAATGTTACCGTTGAAATAATTTATTTGTTGTAAAAATTCAGGATATGCGATTGCAAATTCAACTTCATTAGTTGTTTGGTTTCGCTGGACAATACCGGGTTCAAGTTGATAATTTGCTCTACTTGCACTGGGCTCTCTTATATATGAATTAATATCATTATTACCCGGACTAAATTTTCTTCCTACAAAACCACTTATAGGCTTTAAATTTGGTTCAGTTACAAGTTGATCTAAAGTTGCGTTTAGGAACTTTTTGTTTGTTTCACTTTGAAACTGTGTTGGTAGAAAAGGATAGGTTTTAGTTACCGGCATTGTTTTTATTAGTTAATAATAGTATTTACCACAGAATTTTGTAGGTTTAATTGTGCTGCTGTAATAGAACTAATAATTTCAATATTATCTACTGTTGCTGCACTAATCAAAATTTCATTTGGCAAGCTGGTTATTTGCTGCAAACTACCATATACTTGATTACTGCTGTTAGGAACAATAATAATACTGCTGACATAAGGTGTCATGCTTTGTTGAATATAAGTAGCCAACTCAGTAAAATAAAAAGTTTCACCAAAGTCCCAGTTAGCAGTTGCAAAGAAATTATTGATGTAGCTTAAAATTCTGCTTCGTAGTTCACTGTCCGTTATTCCAGTATTGGTATTCTTCACTACCTTAAATGTGGCCTGTAACTCAGGGCTAGCTTTTGCACCAAACAAAGGTTTGTAACTAGCACTGCTATAAATTATTGCATCACTAACACTCTTATAATTTTCCAAACTTTGATAAGTTAATCTTAATTCTTCGCTGTTAGGTTTTGTAGGTTCTGTTACTGTGCCTGTAGTGTCTTGCACCCAAGCTCTGTATGAATCTTCATAGTTTTTAGTTAGCACATACATGTCAATCAAGTTGTTTGGACTTGGATCAATTCTATTGTTACCTGGAGCATTGTGTCTGTATTGGAAATTCAATGATTCTCTACCGACTCTTGCAATATAATCTGTGCTTTCAGTTATGGATGAACTGGTTGAAGTGACTGTAGAAATATAAAAACTGCCTTCAGTTGTAGTATAAAAAATTTGTCCCGAAGGATAATTGTTGATATTAGGCAATAGTGCTGCTTGAGTAGCAAATGTAGTAACTACACTAGAAGCTGGTATGGGTGTATATGTAATAAAACTGTCGTAGCCGTAAGTTTTTACAAAAAACACATACTTGTTTGTAGGATCAACTAAAGGCTGAACAATTAAATTAAAAATATCAGGATTATCTGGAACACCATCATCATTTATATCGCTATAAGTAACTTGAACTTTGCTGCCATTTACAAAACCATCCGCCTCTGCAACCTGATCATATACATACCAATAGATATTATTGGTTAAAGGTTCGCCTGTGTCTGGATCTCCGTTAACTTTCAAAACATTCACAAAGTCATTGACAGTTTTTCCAGTAACCGGATCAAAAATCTTTGTGTTTTTATCAAAGTAAAATTTTGTCTGGGCTACACTTTCAAAAACATAGCCCAGTCCTCTAGACTGAACGCTGTAAATAGTTCCATTAAGAGTAAAACTTAGAAGCCAACTGCTGTCTCTGTTAAGACCAGCTGTGTCGCCTTGGTTTGTTTGACTAAAATCACTAGTTAAATCAATATCTTGCGCTGTGATAATTTTGTAGGTTCTTGTAAACTGATCGTATCTTATACCAAACTCTGTATAAGAAGAAATCAAGCCGATCAGTGTTGCTTGGAAACTGTTTGTAAAACTATTGCTAAAAGCAGGTAACACTGTGATTGCCTGTGCATCGGAAGGTACATTATCACTTAATGCAACTGGGCCCAAGCCCGTAGACAACACGCCTTGACTGCCATTTCCTACTAAGCTTGTAATAGTAATATACAGATATTGATTACCATTTAAGGGAATGCCAGATGTTGGTATAGGTTGGATATTGTTACTGCTGTCAAAATAATTGCCTGTGCCCGGACTAAAAATAATAATGCTGTCTTGATTCATGTAGACATTATTGCCAGTTACATTGGCTCCTATCTGTTGTGGTACACCCGATGAGTCAACAAAATATCCTGTACAACTTCCTGAGCCCACTGTGCTGCGATTCCAGTACAAGTTACTTAGATTAAATCTATTGAAATATTCATAGTAAAATTGCAGTAAAGGCTTTCCTCGGACAATGGGTAATATTTGATTTTGAATTACCTTGTTAATGTCACTGGTAGTACTCCAAGTAAAACTTAATGTGCTTTCTGCTGTTTCTTTATAAAGAATACCGTCGTCACAATAGATATTCGTGCTGCTGTATCTACCAGTATTATCAACAACATCTAAATATCTGCTAGTTCCACTGCTAACTCGGTTAACTGCTTTGACTTTACTTAGGCTGTTGAATTGACTATAAGGAAAAGTATTATAGTCTTCACCTGTAATCATTCTATTTTGACTATAGTACTGTTGTGGGGCTTTGCTTTTAATATCGGCCAATGCGTCTCTTGCGATAGCATTGACAACTGTTGTTTTCAAACTAGCAACTATTGTTAGTGTTTCTAATCGTCCTCTACGACTTACATAAGGAATTCTAATTTCAATACCTTGTAGTTCGTCGGGAGTAATTTTATAAGTTAAACCTGCACTGACTCTGAAGTAGCATCTAAAGTTACCAAATGGCATGTCAGCAAAAGTGCCATCGCCAAAAACTAAATCAATTTGATCGTTTGCTCTGCTGTTAACTTGGTAGCTGGTTTTGGGAGCGCCATTATTATAAATTACATTATAACTGGACACGCTGGGAATAGAGTTCCATAACTGACTTATAGTTCCTACATTGTTTAATTGATAAAGCCACACATCTGTGTTATTAATATTATCGTAATTAACTGAAATTAAATTATTAGGAATTTTTTCATTTACAGTAAACTGCTGATTTTGAAGTTGACCTTGTTTAAAATAAAAAAAGAATCCTGTGTTATTGCTGCCGTTGCCGCGATTATCATTTCTATATAAAATATTAAACAGTCCGCCAGATGCAGGTCCTGCTTCATAAATGTAACTTTGATTAATACTGGTAGCACTTACAGCTTCAAAGTTAAAAGTTGTGGAGTCGATAATTGACTGAAATGGTAATACTGATGACGCACCTGGTGCAATGCTGACTCCATATTCTTCGTTCTTTATGCCTGCAATAGTTTGACTATTTCCAGGTTTTCCAAAGTTTTGGCTAGTGGGGAAGCTGGCATTTAGTACAGTAACAAACTGTTCAAACCAATCAATATTTGTGGTGTCATTCCATTTGATAATAGTATTAGACAAGTCTGTACCATTGGCATCAATAACTGTTTCTGTTGTTTGTACGCTGTCAAACTTTAGGAATCCCGATGCAGCGGTGTTTCTTTTAGGATTGTAACTGACCAGTTTTGCTAGCTTGAGCACACTGTCTCTTCGTTCGGCAGTGTCTATAAAGTTTTCTCTTGTGTTTAAATCATTTCTAAAAGCTAGGTTTTGACCCAAAAACGCAATAAGGTCAATCAGTGCAATGTATTCACTACTTTCTGTATAGTCATTAAAATCTTCGGGATAATAAAAACGCAAGTAATCAATCATTGCTTTACGCAAAGTTTGAAAATCGTAACTTTGAAAGTCAGCGTTTTTAAAACTTTCGTAAATTTTTGTCCAGTCTTGATTGACTAACAAACTGCTTTGTCGTGTGGTATTGGCCATACTTGTTCCATTTTTTAGTATTTATTCGGAAAAAATATGGGCTTAGACTCGGGTGATTCTTTTGCTGTTTTGATCAAATTGCAGTGCTAGAGTTCCAACTTGATTAGTCTGCACAAATACTAAGTCTAACTCAATTTGTACGCCGTAATCGTACTGTGTAATAACAGCACTGCGAACCCCTATGCGAGGATCGGATGCTACAATTCGCTTGATATCAGTTTCAATGGCCTGTTTAGTAGCATCATTAAAGGGTTCAAATATTAAATCCCAAATAACAGTGCCGTAGTCAGGATTCATTAGCTTTTGACCTTTACGAATATTAAAATGATTAATTAAATCCTGTTTGACAAGGTCAAAGTCCGTTAATCTATAGTTAGCGGTACCTGAAACTGTGCTGAATCCTTTGTATAGTGCCATACTGTATTTAACTGTCTTTAACCAGCACCCACCAGTGTCTTAGATGCTTTGCTAATTTGTATAACGCCAACCTGTGTTTGACTGAACCTACCTTCTTGGTAAAATTGATCAATTTGACTTGTATTGTTTAGTGCGCCTGTATACCATGCAGCGGCTTCATTTGAACTAGTATGATGGCTGACACTTAGCAGGCCTGCTACCTGCTCCTTGGTAGAATTAGCAGTTATAACACCGGCTGTTTGCAGCGCACTGTAATTTTGTGTTGTATAAACATTCATTGCATAATCTTGAAACTGTGGTGTTGCTAAAAATTCGTTTAAATTGCTGGGCTGGCCAGGACCACCTACCCAATTATTGGGGTTATTGATGGCTTCAAGTGTCTGTGGCGTTCCAGGCTTTAGATATCCAGTTGCTTGTAGTGCTTGACTGCTGAGTCCGTATCTTCCTGCATATCCATCAACACTGACTGTTTCATAAAGGCCGCCACTATTAGTATATCCAGTCTGCGCCAAATAAGCTTGATATTCGTCAGATGAAAGGACACCAATGGATTCTGTTGTATTAGGCTGACTGATAAATGCGCTAGTAGGGGCAGGATTATTGATATTTTGGACACTGGCAACTTCAACTGCTTGGCTAGTTGCTAAATTTATAGAAGCTACAGTTTCTCCAGTTACTGTTGTGATATTACCATCAGCTTCTTGGTTAAAATTAGATATAGCGTCTTGCTGTTCCAATACTGCGGCAATGTTACCCCTAATATACGGTTCATGCGTGGGGACTCTATAACAGATACTGCTTAAACTGTCAGTTCTTACCACCCATTGATTGTCAGCATAAATTGCATCAGGATTCAAAAAGCTAGCAATAGGTTGAGGGCTAGGCAGTTCGCCGCCGCCACCACTGTTTAGTCCAATTGTACTGCCTTTTAATTGCATGGCTCCTGTTGCAGTAAGCGCCATGGAACCTCCGCTGTTAATAGCAACCTTGCTGCGACCTTTAAGACTGGCTTGGCCTCCAAACAAACTTAAATTTTGTTTACCGACAATGTTAGTTGCAGATGTTCCTTCTACCGTGACTGAGCCGCCGCGCATTTTTAAGCTTCTGGTAGCGTTTATCATTACATCTCTATCACTGTGTAGTTGAATGTTACCTTGACTGCGAATACTTAGATCTCTTGAATTATAAATTAAAACATCGCCCTGTTTAGTTAATTCTACCCATGCCGTACCTGTAGCATTACTAATATAGATAAAACCCTCACTGTCATTCATCATTATTTGATGACCAGCTGCTGTTTTTAATCTAACTAAATTATTCTTTCCATAGATATCGCCGTCGTCCATGACTAAACTATGGCCTGGAATTCTAGCAGTTACTGTAGGCTGTACAAAAGTTCCAGCGTTAATTTTTTGATTTAGATCAGGAATATTTTTAGTATCCTGTGCTGGTGCAGGTCTACCTGGTGTATTGAAACCAAATACACTGTTGATTGGATCTCTTTGTACACTGCTGGTAATTGCACCTCTTGTAATATCTTTGTCTAGACCGACACCTATTAACTGTGCAGCAGCCAAAGTATTGATAGGTCTTAAATTTTTTATCCAATCTGCTTTAGCTGTGGTTGGGTTTTTGTCGTTAAAATCACCAACAGGATACGGTATACCTGGTACAATTCCTTGCAGTTGTGCTCCGCTGCCTTGCTGTAGGCTAAAAGGATCAATGTTTTCCCAACTGGTGCTTGGTGCTGATGCTGGGATCATATATTTGCTCATGTTATTGCTAACACAGGCAAACCATATACCAACACTGCCCCTACCAGGAGGAAAACAACACAACACTAAGTTACCAACATCCGGCGGAGTCATGAAAAATCCGTAACTTTGTTGAGCTACTTCATAGGTATTAGATTGAAGTGTGTTATTAGGTCCCGTTGTTGATCCTAAGAATGGACTGGCGTAAGTTACTTGCAGCCAACCGTTGGCATCATCGGGGTCTCCGCCAAATACAGGAATATAAACTCTTACTGCACCGTCTCTAGACCCAGTGATAATCTGTTTTATTTCGCCAACATAAATTCCTGGCTGACCATCTATGTCACCTAGTTCTGGTTTAGCCCAGTTGCTTTGTTTGCTGCTAGCAAAAGCTCGTCCTTGATTAGCCATAGTGTATTATCTGAAATTAAAAAGCAAAATCTCCGCCAAATAGTTCCGTGGTATCAACATAGCCTGCATCCGGTAATGCATCAGGCAAACCTTCAAGACTTGCCGTCAACGTTTCATCACTTACTTCAGGTGCAAATTCTGCCAAATAAGAATCAACTTGCTCTGGATTTAATAAGTCTGCACCTGCTGCTGCATCTCCATACAAACCTGTTTGCCCTTCAAGACCTTGACCCTGCAGACCCGTTAATTTATCTGGAGCTCCAACTCCTAGCAGATCTTTAGCATAGTTTACAAGTTTACCAACTGCTTGATCGGCAACTTTACCAACCACCTGATTAACAAGACCTTGTACAAGCCCACTAACACCTCCGCCACTACCAGTAAGTGCTGCATTAACCAAACCTGCTGCGGCTTGATTCCTCAGTACCAAAGGCCCAGCAAATCGTGTAGGACCAAATGCCACTAACTGACCCAGGCCTTGACTGACTAAACTGTCAACTCTTGATTGTATATTTAACGCTGAATTTCTTATGTTGTCATCTATAGGTATTCTTGATAGATCTAGAATTTGTTCAAACTTACCTGCTCTAAATTCATTTAGTACATCAATTACTTTATATACTCCAGTGAATGCACTGTACTGATAAGGACTGATTCCTGGGATGGCCAGGCCTGTTGCGTCGTTGTAGTCAGTTGGACTTTGGAAATTTAAAAATACATATAATTCGCCGTCATCAAAAACCAAACTTTGATTTTTACTGCTGACAAACAGACTGTTATTAGGAGTTAAATTTTGATTATAAAATAAATCATCTTGTTTAATGAAATGCGGGTCTCCTACGATTCTTAACTTTACATTTATCATATCGCCGCGACCATTTAGTGTTAGGTCTCGACTAGTATCTGCTGCTCTAACTGCTTTGGCTGCGTCAGGACCTGATCTAACTGATTGCTGTTGATCACCGCTGTTATAGTAAGTGGAATATGGTTGTAGTCTGCTGGTGGGCACAGCAGTTCCTGCATTAGGGCCCGTGGCTGCACCGTCTGGTACTTGCGAACCTTGCGTTTCAATTTTTCTATTTTTATTAACATCCGCAGTTAATTGTAGATAAAACAACATGTCAAAATCTAACTTACAGTCAATGACATCTCTGTTTTGTCCTGTAAAAATATAATCATACTTTTTAGCATACCCTGCTGCACGACCCAACGGAGCATAGGGATTTTTAACACTAACAGTCCATGTTCTAACATAGTAAGTAATAAATTTTTGATATCGTTTAGTAATATTGTCGTAACTACCTACAGTGACCTTAGGTATTACCTTAAACCAACGGAGGTTATTTCCAAACTGTAATCTAAATTGACTGATACCCACATTATTTGCTGTGGGATCTACCAATTGATCCGTTATATATTTGCTGTTGCGTACAGCATATTCTATAACTGTCATTATGTTAGTGCCAGGTTTGATGTTGAAAGTGCTGCCATTAAAATCAATGCTGCCAACTGATTTGCCAGCTGCTGCTTGAGCATTGGTTTTCTTTTCATTTTTTGTTGCGGCATTACTGATATTGTTGCCGCCCTGACCTGATACAATCAAAGGCTGATTACCTATTTCCGCATCAAATACTACTCTATAAATGTCAGGATACTTAATTGCTCCAGTATTATTTTTTACACTTTCATAGTAAGCATTTATACCGTCACATAAACCTTTACTTTGATATTCTATGCTGCTGGTGGCGCTGGGTGCTAATGCGTCTAGTTGCGCTTTAATTGCTGCTTTTTCTTCAGGTAATGTTGCAGCATCGTAAACAGCTTTTAGTTCATTGTAACTTTTCGATCTTTGATTTTTTTCAGCCAGCTGTGAAGTTATGGATGCAGTGGTCAAAGGATCCGCAGCATTAAGTGTGCCTAATAGGTCCTGTACAGTTTTTGCTTCAACTTTAATTAATGCAGGTGTTTTGGCTCTTGTTTCGTCAAATGCTATATGATTGTAAGGTGCTGCCATGAATCTATATTCAGTACCTTTGGCACTTACTGAAGTTTTAACGGTTGTCAGTCTAAAAGGCAAATACTTAGTTTGATTGGGAATGTATACAGGGGTTCCGTCTCTGTAACCTACAAATTCTACCATTAAAAGATAAGGCTGTAACAAATAATTTTGGCCACCGACACTTTCAACAGCATCTAACAGTCTGTTAATAAGAGTAAATCCATTGGGTTCAATTATAGTAAATTCAAAACTATATGCATTACTGTTTTTATTGTATACAGTAGTGTTTACAGTTGTTTTGATTTTGAAATCATCAAAATAAAAATCTTCAAGAAAATGCGGATTCCTTGCAAAAGTTGCAGCATTTTTTCCTCCCGAAGCTATCAAACAATTTAGTGGAACATAAGTTGATTCGGGATTGGCAGATAAGTTGTTAAAATCGTTAATAGTTAGAATATGCCAACTTAGATTATAGGTATAGCTTTCAAAATCAAACAGTGGATTATCAAAAGTCTGCTGGTACTGCTGTGAAGGTCTGAGCACGGCTGTGTTAGAAGTAGGTGTAACACCGGGCAAAGGCAGTGTGCCGCCGTAAGTGGGATCAAACACATTTTCGTCAGCAGCAGTTTTACCGGTGGGCAGTGTGCCTCCGTATGTAGGATCAAAAACATTTTCATCTGCCGCAGTTTTACCAGTAGGCAAAGATCCGCCATAAGTGGGGTCAAAAACATTTTCGTCAGCAGCAGTTTTACCTACAAATGTTGGATTATAAAATGCATCAGCACCAGCGGTTTGGTTTACTAATGCTTGTTCTTGAGGAGTCAGTGCGGTTGCGTTAAATGCGGCTGTTTCTACTGATGCCATATTATATTCCTATAGCTGATAATATTGTTTCTTTTTTAGGAAGAAATATTTTAGCTCCGGGGCGCATGTCAAATACAGGATCCTTAATAGTATTAGGATTTCTAACAGCAAATACCCACCATAAATTAGCATCGCCATATAAGTCATAGGCCAATAAGTCTGGCCTAAACTGATAAGTTTTATTAACAGTAAAATATTGATCACTTGCCAGTTTAGGAATAACTGGCAAATTTATAAGATCTAAATAATTGCCAAAAAACACAGTCTTAGCATAGGGACTGTTTTTGTCATATACAGGTCTTGTTGTAACTGACTGTGCGGTATATGTGGCCATTATACAAATCCATTTCCAATTAAAGCACCAGCAGCAAATTTTTCTAATGTAAAATTATTTTGAATATTGTTTCTGCTGTAGATTGGCTGTAGTGTTACACTGATTGTACTGGTTGTTGGTAATCTCTGTGGTACAGCAGCACCCGTTAAATTAAATATTTGACCTGCTATATTAGATTGATCTAAACTAATACCAATAGGTACATTGATGTAGTCAACATCAGCAGGCATAGTGTGATTGAATGCTGTAACCACACAGGGCACTTTTGGCAAATAAGCTTTCCCGTAACCATCTAAGTAAACTACTGGGGGCGGTGTGCCGGCCAGTGCGCTTTGTCCAAAAAACATTTTTGTACAACTTCTGAAAAAGTGTATAGCTGCCATTAAGTATTGGCCTTCTTGAATATTTTGTACTGTGAATTCGCCGTTGATACTAAAGCTATTGATTTCGCTGCCCTCATAAAAATAAGAAGCATAGTTACTGTGTGTTAACTGTGTTGCGTTCCATCTTGCGCCGTGAGATATAGCCAGACTGGGAGTATAGGGAAATATCACACCGTTGGTTTGATACAAAGGCCCCATGATAGGATTATTTTGATTGTAAAACAAACTGGCTGTTGCAGGGGCCATGCTAATTCTAACACGCCAATCTGCTTCTGTAGGAATAGCAGATCCTGTAGTGCTTAGAAAATTTAAATTAAATACTTGTCCAGCGACGCTTTGAGCTGCGGCTACAGCACCGCGAGTAATTAAACTTGCGGCCAATCTAGCACTGCTAGGATCGTTTGCAGCTACACTGGCAGGAGTTATTCCACCGGGGTTGGCTGTAAGATCACCAGTACTGCTGTACGCTGCTCCTGAGGGTTGTGTTAAGTCTGCCATAGTCTTTTAGATATTTATCTAGTAAAAATCTGGAGATTTTGATTGGTTGACACAGCAACACAAAAGATGTTAGTATACGCTGACTTAGGAATTTTATGAAGACTAACTACCTAAATAATAAAGATATACTAAAAGAAATACATAAAAGCAAAAACACTTACTGCAAGTATTTGGATCAAACCTGTGCAGACTACGATATGATTCTTACTGATGTTAAGAAAATCAATAAGAAAAACATATCAGAAGCTAGAAAACTTAGGGCAGAAAGATTAACCAAACTAGCTCACGAAACTGCTGTACAGGAAACTGGTCAAAAACAAAAACTTGACGATTTTGAAATAAAACACACTAAAATTCCCGTTACAGACATAGTATTTCGTGTAATGACTTGGGAACATATACCTCTAGACGATGTTAAAACCAAAAAGGCCAGGGACGCTGCCAAAGAGCTGTTTGAGGATGAAGAAGAAACAGCACACACAGAATATGACGAAGAAGATCCCAAACACAACAAATATGTTAAAGTAAATTTCCCACCTTTCTATCACTACAAAGTTAACGAAGAAGGCGAACCCTATATTGTAGGCAAAAGCCATTGGCGTGGTGATTTAGACACAGGACAGTTCAGCAAGGATCACGGGTCAATGACTAACAAACTGGCTTTAATGTTTATGAAACTCTGTGAAAGATATGCCACTCGCAGTAATTGGCGTGGTTACACTTACAATGATGAAATGCGTAGTCAAGCACTGTTACAGCTCAGTCAAATTGGACTACAGTTTGATGAATCAAAAAGTCAAAACCCGTTTGCTTATTATACCGCAGCCATTACCAACAGTTTTACTCGTGTACTAAACATCGAAAAGCGTAATCAAAATCTTCGAGATGACATTTTAGAAATGAACAACTTGAATCCCAGCTATACAAGACAAAACATGAGTGGGGGAGGCGGTTATTACGAAGAATGACAAAGCAGTATTTGACTTTGCTCTTTTTGCATAGTAAACTAACCTAATGTCTAATTTATTCAAACGAGCCGCAATCTTTACAGATATTCACTTTGGACTAAAGTCCAATAGTCAAGTTCACAACGAGGATTGTTTGGCTTTTGTCAAATGGGCTACCGAAAAAGCCAAGGAGTTAAACTGTGACACAGCGTTATTTTTGGGTGACTGGCATAATAATCGTGCTAGCATTAATATTGTTACGCTTAACTATAGCCTTAGGGCTCTTGAGCATCTCAACGCCAATTTTTCCAATGTTTACTTTATTCCTGGCAATCACGATCTTTATTATCGCGATAAGAGAGACATCCAAAGCGTTGAATGGGCAAGACATTTACCTAACATCCATATTTGCAATGATTGGTTTAACAGTGGTAACGTTGTTATTGCCCCATGGTTGGTAGGCGACGATCATAAACAGATACCTAAACTAAAAGGCAAGTATGTGTTTGGGCATTTTGAACTGCCGCACTTTTATATGAATGCCATGGTACAGATGCCAGACCACGGTGAACTAAAACGAGAAAGTTTCAGTAACATTGAACATGTGTTTACTGGACACTTTCATAAACGACAAACACACAAAAATATTACTTACATTGGCAACTGTTTCCCGCATAATTATGCGGATGCAGATGACGACGAGCGTGGCCTAACTGTACTGGAATGGGGCAAGGAACCCGAGTTTCATGCTTGGCCAGATCAACCCACTTATCGTGTATTGGGGCTGGGTGCTATTTTAGATCACGCAGACAAGATCCTTAAACCCAAAATGCATGTGAGGGTAAATATTGATATAGATATCAGTTACGAAGAAGCTAACTTTATCAAAGAAACTTATATGCAGAGTCACAGTCTGCGTGAAATTACACTGATTCCCCAAAAGAATGTTAATCTTGAAGAATACGCTATTCAAGGCAATGTGGCATTTGAAAGTGTAGATCAAATTGTTACCAATCAAATTACAAATATCGAAAGCAATCAATTTGACAGTAGATTGCTCTTGGACATTTATAGAAATCTCTAATGTTTAAAATTAAAAGTCTTTCTGTTAAAAATTTTATGAGTGTAGGCAATGCCACGCAGGGCATTGATTTTGATCGAAAAGATTTAACACTGGTCTTGGGTGAAAACCTAGACTTAGGCGGTGATGATTCCGGTGCTAGAAATGGTACAGGCAAAACTACCATTATCAATGCGCTGAGTTATGCGCTGTACGGCCAAGCACTGACTAACATCAAAAAAGACAATCTTATCAACAAAACTAACAGTCGTAACATGTTAGTGACCATTGACTTTGAATGTGAAGGTCGTAGCTATAGAATCGAGCGTGGTCGCAAGCCCAATGTGCTGAAGTTTTACATTGACGAAGAAGAATTAGAAAGTAAAGACGATAACAGTCAAGGTGACAGTAGAGAAACGCAACAGGAAATCGAACGACTGTTAAACATGAGTCACGACATGTTCAAACACATTGTGGCACTGAATACTTATACAGAACCTTTCCTAAGTATGCGGGCCAATGACCAGCGTACTATAATTGAACAGTTGCTGGGTATTACCATGCTCAGTGAAAAAGCCGAAACACTAAAAGAACAGACTAAAGCTACCAAAGAAGCAATAACTGAAGAAGAATATAGAATCAAAGCTGTACAGGATGCTAACAAGCGAGTGCAGGATCAAATTGATGCACTAAAACGCAGGCAATCACTGTGGCTACAAAAGAAAGACACAGATTGTGCTGACCTACAGTCAGCTTATGATGAACTGGCAAAGTTAGACATCGAATCTGAACTGGAAGCACACAAAACTCTAGCAGTATATAATGAACAAGCAAGATTGAGTAGAGATCATGCTGTGAAATTAACTGCGGCCAAACAAGCATTGTCCAAAGAACAAAAGACTTGGGCTAAGTTAGATACTGAAGTGCAACAGTTAAAAGATCATAAATGTTATGCCTGCGGACAAGCATTTCACGATGACCAACACAGTGTTGTGCTGGATTCAAAACAACAAGCACTGGCAGAATCAGCAAAGACCGTAGATCAACTGCACAGTGAAATTGCTACACTGGAAGCTAATCCTGTGTTTATGTGTAGTAAACCCGAAACATTCTACGCCAGTGAAAGTGACGCATTTGAACACAGAGCCAGTATGGCCACGGTACTAACACAGCTAACAGCAAAACAAAACGAAGCAGATCCCTATGCTGATCAAATTTCAGACATGGAAACACAAGCATTGGAAACAGTCAGTTATGACTTGATCAATGAACTTACAAGAATTAAAGAACATCAAGAGTTTTTGTTGAAGTTACTGACCAACAAAGATTCGTTTATTCGTAAAAAGATTATTGATCAAAACTTAAGTCATTTAAACGCAAGACTCAGTCATTATTTGGACAAGATTGGATTACCGCATACCGTCAAGTTCTTAAACGATTTAACTGTCAGCATTGAAGAATACGGTCGCGAATTAGACTTTGACAACTTAAGCAGAGGCGAACGCAATAGATTGATCCTAAGCCTAAGTTGGAGTTTCCGCGATGTATGGGAAAGCTTGTATCAACCCATTAATTTATTGTTCATCGACGAACTAGTAGACTCGGGCATGGATGCGTCAGGTGTAGAAAATGCACTGGGCATTCTAAAGAAAATGAGTCGCGAAGGTAATAGGTCAGTATGGTTAGTGTCGCACAAAGATGAACTAGCAGGGCGTGTTAACAACATCCTTACAGTTGTAAAAGAAAACGGTTTTACCAACTACAGCACAGATGTAGAAGTTGTTTAAGTTAATTTCAATATCACATTACTATCATTTATTAAGGCATAATTATTAAGGCACACTATCAAACAAACACATGACTTGGTTATTCGAAGGCGTATCAGTTGAGAATTTACCCGAGGACTGTGTAGGTTTTGTATACATCATCACAAATCAATTATCAGGGCGCAAATACATAGGCAAAAAACTGGCAAAATTCAGTAAAACTACGGTTAAAACAGTAAAATTTAAAAACGGCAATAAACGAAAACGAAAAATAAGATCAAAAATAGACAGCGATTGGCGCGATTATTATGGCAGCAGCCCCGAACTGCAAAAGGACATTGAGCAGTTAGGCGCAGAAAATTTTACTAGAGAAATACTTTACTATTGTAAATCCAAAGCAGAATGTAGTTATATCGAAGCAAGAGAACAGTTTGCAAGGCGTGTATTAGAATCAAACGATTATTATAACGGCATCATAAACTGTCGTATTCATGGCTCCCATATCAAGGACAAACTAAGCAGTTAAGACTCGCACAGGTCAATTTCATGTGCCCTAGACCTGGATCTTGGATCGCAGGGATGGAAGACTCACCGCGCTAGTGAGCACTCAACCACTACCCGCAAGGATGAAGACAGCAAGTGCCGCTGTTTGGTTGTTGGAACAGGATTCAAAAGGCTAAAAAGACGCAGTAGTGATACTGCACGGTTTATATGTATGTTAGCGTATGTGTATAAACCCGCCGTTGTGATAAGACGGAACGAGTAGGTACCGGACAACCGCCTACGCATTTGCTATTTGCAAATAGCAAATATAGTTCTAACGCTAAGTGGCTTGGTTCAACTCAGATGAAGCTATCTTTGCCCAGTTCGGGCAAAGTGTGACTGATTAATCTAGATGAATATTAAATCGCTTCGCTCTTGAAGAAAAAACAATATATCATTGAGCGTAAGCGAAAATGATAGATGTGCGTAGCACATCTTTAAAAGTAAGGCAATTTAGTTTCATTGGTAACATCAGTTCTTTCTTTTATCAGTTCAACGATAATTTCTCGATCACTGAATGACAGTTCAAATGCTTCGTTGGTAGTGAGACCGCCTCTTTGTTGCCAAACTAAATTATGAATGTGTTTTGTTAGGGCTTTTGACTCTTTTTCTAAACTGTTGATAAAGTCGCCAATTTCCTGATTACTAAGAGTCAAAAGCCTTAGCCGAAAAAACTTGTTTGTTCAAAAATTAAGGGTGATGTGTAGTCTTTGGTACAGCTTTCACAAGTAACAGGAATATTTTTTGTAGCAAAACTTTCGTTGATTTTATCTAAACTGGTTTTAAGACTGTTCCAAATATCTTTATCGCAGTTTTTAACAAATTCTGTAATAAGTTTAGCATCGTCGACCAGCTCACCTTCCTGTGTTTTAATTGCAGCTATGCAGCTGGCCACTTGATTTACTGTGATATTCAATAAATTGTTAAACAGTTGATTAAATTTTATAGATTTATCTTGGGCAGACAGCGTGTCATCTGCCACTACATTCAGCAATCTCTGTTGTTCAAAAGTTTCAAAGCTGGCTTGATTCATTGAGTGATAAGTCTGTGGTTTGAGATAAAATTCTAGATTGTGTGTTTTAATTGTTTGACTGTAGTCAGGTGCAGTGATTTTACTGAACAGTACTCCTAAATCCATTGAATTTTCATTTTTATGCCCGCAGTGTGTGCAAACACTGACAAAATCCATTCTATTACCGTAGGTAGCTTGTCTAATTGCTATCAAAACCGCGTCTAAGTCAACTAAGGGAATATCCCAAGCATTTTTGATATTGGGCACACAGCTTTGAATAACATCCACTGTGCTTTGTCCATTAAGTAAACCGTCGGGGTTTTTTAGTATCAGTTCGTCCTTGCCCGTCATGGCATAAACGGGTATTTCCCCTGTTACCGAAGGCACAAAGCTTTCCGGGGCATACCACTTGCCGCCGCTGGGCAGTTTGATATACAGTTTAGGCTGTCTAAAATATTTGCTTAGAGGATTGCTAGCAGTCGAATCAGTCATTTTTGATATCCATAAATATACTTGTACTTATCACAAATTCAGTACCGGTTTAGACTTATGGACGCAGCAGACATTTCACGATTACAAGACTCAATTGACAGATTGACCGCAGCTTTTGACGGCATGTCGGGTCGTGTTTCTGGCGCCAGCAGCGCAACTTCATCAACGTTACGATCTTTGGCAGGCAGTTTTGTTGGATTGAAAACAGCCAGTGACGCTGTTGAAGATTCCATGAAAAAACTGGAAAGACGACAGTTGGCCTATGAAAGTCTTTTGTCGAACACAGTACGAGGATTAATAAATTTAAGCAACAGTGCAATCAGCACTACTCAAAGTTTTGCTGCTGCCACAGGTGTATTTCAATCAGCTGCCGGCGGTATGAACTTATTTTTCAATACTGTACAAGGTATAGCGGACGGTTTGGGTAAAGTTGCTGGCCATTTCAAAGGCCTAGGCACATTTATTAACGTAGCTGCGAAAGCCACAGCAGAAGCCCTGGGATTAGTTAACAGAGCTTTGTCGTTCCAATTGGGTGCCATGCAACAGCAGTTGGACAGTTATATAAATGTCAGTAAAGCTGGAGCTACTTTTGGTGGATCACTGTTTTATCTGCAAAATGCCGTACAGGCCACAGGCGTGCCTATGAGAGAGTTTGTGGCTTTGGTTGGCCGCAGTGCTGATAATCTTTCAGCAATGGGCATAGGAATGACTAGTGCTACTCAAGCAGTGATCGGTTTTACTAAACAAGAACTTATAACGGATCGAGCATTAGTTGGACTGTATGGCAGCTTTAATGACTTGGCTGCTGCCACTGCTCAGTATTTGGCTCTACAAGGTCAACTGGGTAGAACAGATTACAGTAACACTGCAAATCAAACTGCTGCCATTAAAGAATACTTGAGAAATGTAAAAATGCTGTCAGAAATAACTGGACAGACAGCGGAACAACAAGCAGCTGCTGAAAGACAGCGTAGAGCGCGACTGGGCTATGCATCAACAATTAGAGAAGCAGAAGCTGCAGGATTCAAAGATGCTGGTACTAATTTGCAACTGGTTACAGGTATTTTTGGCAAAATGAGTCCTGTGTTAGGTGATGTAGCCATGCAAATGGTTCAAGGCCGTGACAAACTGGGAGCTGAGCAGCAGAGATTAATATCACAGTTTCCTGTGCTAGCAGATGTCATGGAACAGCTGACACAAGCAGCCAAAACAATGAGCGCAACAGAGTTTAAAAACTTTACTAAAGTGCTGTTTGAAAATAATAGAGATGCTATCGATGCAGAAGCCAAGCTGGCCGGCGACATGTACAAAGATATCTATAATAGAATTGACGGCCCATTAAAAGACATAGCAGACGCTGCCAATTCAGTTATTGCAAGTTTTAACACAATTGCAAATCTAAGTAAGATTTTGCAACCGTCTACAGTTGGTCTTACAGTTGAAGAGCAACAGGCTGCGAGAGGCCAAGCAGATGCAATAAATGCTACAATCCAAAGTGCAATGCAGCAGATGTTGGAAGGACAACAAAAAATTGATGTAAAGATAGCAGAACAGTTTGTTGAAATGACCAATTTAGTGAAGCTGGGATTCAAAGTTCAGGATCTTGCTGTTACCGCTACAAATATCATAATCCAGGGCGCAGAAGGTGTAATTAATAAAATTATGACACCTGAACCTCAACAAAATGGTGGAACTGCAATTGGAAATCCAATGGCCGATCCAATGGCCACAGGAGGTGTTACTCGTGGTCCAACTTTGGTAGGTGAAGATGGTCCAGAAGCTGTCATTCCACTGGCCAAAGGAGCTGTTCCCATGAACATTGATTGGAGACCATTGGTACAAATTCTAGAACAACAGGTAGCTCAAAACGACGAAATGCTAAGAGCTATGAGGGACAGTAGAGATGCACAAGAAAGATTGTTGTACACTCTAGCATAATTAGGTAAATACTGATCACACGGATTATATAATGAGTTGGAAAAAGTACTTTAAAGTCGCTAATTTATCAGGAAGTATTAGTCCTATTAGCGGCACAACTGACAATATTACCTTTAGAAATTACCAAAGTAATTTACCTGAAGTTTATATTGGCCATCCTAACCGTATTGAGCGTTACAACCAATATGAACAAATGGACATGGATTCCGAAGTCAATGCTGCACTGGATATTTTGGCTGAATTCAGCACACAGACCAGTGACGAAAATGGTACTCCATTCAAGTTCTACTGGAAAGAAAAACCCACTGACAACGAAGTTAAAATTATCCGTGAACAGCTAACACAGTGGGTCAGCTTAAACGAACTTAACAAAAGAATGTTCAAAATCTTCCGTAATACCATCAAGTACGGAGATCAAGTTTTTATTCGTGATCCTGAAACATTTAAACTGTTTTGGGTAGAAATGAGCAAAGTTGTCAAAGTTATCGTCAACGAAGCAGAAGGCAAAAAGCCTGAGCAATACATTGTTAGAGAGTTAGCACCCAATTTAGAAAATCTCAGTGCTACCAGTTTGAACACCAGCGATGTACAGGTCAATCACCCACAAGTAGGCGGACCTACTGGTACTTATATTCAACCTCAAAACCCCTACAGCGGCGGTTCTAGATTCAGTCATGCACAGAATGAAACTGCTGTTAATGCAGAGCATGTAGTTCATCTTAGCCTAACAGAAGGCCTGGACTTTACATGGCCTTTTGGTAACAGTGTGTTAGAAAATGTGTTTAAAGTGTTCAAACAAAAAGAATTGCTGGAAGATGCTATTCTTATCTACCGTGTACAGCGAGCACCAGAACGCAGAGTCTTTAAGATTGATGTAGGTAACATGCCATCACATATGGCCATGGCCTTTGTGGAGCGTGTTAAAAACGAAGTTCATCAGCGTAGAATCCCCACACAAACTGGGGGCGGTCAGAACATGATGGATGCTACTTATAACCCTCTAAGCACCAACGAAGATTACTTTTTCCCTCAAACAGCAGACGGCCGTGGCAGTGATGTTACACTGTTGCAAGGTGGTTCAAACTTAGGTGAAATCACAGACCTGCACTACTTTACCAACAAGCTATTTCGTGGCTTGCGTATTCCTGCCAGTTACTTGCCAACAGGTTTAGACGATGGAACCAGTAACAGCAATACATTTACCGATGGTCGTGTTGGTACAGCACTGATTCAAGAATGGCGTTTTAACCAATATTGTATTAGACTACAAAAGCTGATAATTGAAAAATTGGATCAAGAATTTAAGCTATTCATGCGTTGGCGCGGTATTAACATAGATGGTAATCTGTTTGAACTACAGTTAAATGAGCCACAAAACTTTGCCAGCTATCGTCAAGCTGAAGTTGATCAAGCCAGGATTACAAGTTTTACACAACTTGAACAGTATCCATACCTTGCTAAACGATTCTTGTTGAGTAGATTCTTGGGCTTAACTGAAGAAGAAATGAGCGACAACGAGCGCATGTGGGCCGAAGAACAGGGCGACACTGAAAAAGCACCTAGCGAAACCGCAGGCCTACGCAGTATTGGAATCAGTCCCGGTGGACTAGAAGGTATGTCTCAAGATTTAGAAACAGCAGCTCCTGCTGAAACTGAAGCAGGCGCTGCGCCTACAGGCGCAAGTCCATTGGCAGGCGGGCCAGTGGGAGCACCACCAGCTCCCCCAAGTCCTACAGTTTAATAAATTTGGGTAAATAACAGTATGGTCCTTAACGAATTACTAAGCCCAACACCTGATGCTTATAGAACAGACAAAGAAGATAATTCTACTTTGAATCTGCACGATACTCGCAAGCGTCACGAAATGCGATTAACTTTGGACAAGTTAAATCGCCTACGCATTATGAACGACGCTAGAAAAGTCGAACATGAGCGTAAGTTAGAAAAAGTAGCAGATCAATACAAGATACCAGCAGCCGCACCTGGTCTGTAATATACTGCTAAAATCCTTCAAAAAACACACATATTACCCTATAAATTAGCATATTATGTAAATAATATTACGCTATTACATTGGCGTGTTGCTTTATAAGGATACAAAATGAGCAAGTACGAACAACTTATTGAATACATTATCAATGAGCAAGAAGATAAAGCTCGTGAACTTTTCCACCAAATCGTTGTAGAAAAGAGCCGCGAAATTTATGAATCTCTCATTGACGAAGAGGATTTGGCCGAAGTTGGCGGTAACGAAGTTGAACAAATGGTTGACGAAATTACTGGCGACGAAGAAGGCATGAGCGAAGATGAAGAAATGGATGTCGAAATGGATTCTGAAGAAGAAGAAGACGGCATGGACATGGGCGATAACATGGGCGGAGAAGAAGAACTTGAAGACCGTGTTATGGACCTAGAAGACGCTCTAGACGAACTAAAAGCTGAATTCGACGCATTGATGGCCGATGAAGCCGGTGAAGAAGAACATGGAGACATGGGCGACGACATGACTATGGGCATGGGCGATGAAGGCGAAGAAGAAGACATGATGGAAGACGAAGAAGCTGACGACGAAGAAGACGACGAAGAAATGGACGAAAGCGTTCAAGAATCTAAGTCTGGTCGTAAGATGACTGAAGCTGAGTGGATTCGTGAATATGTTGAAAAAATCGGTGAATACCCAGGCGAGCAAAAGAGCCCAACAGGCAAAATGGCTGGCACAGGCGCACAAAGCGAACAACAAGGCGAAAGAAATACTAAGTCTCCAGTAGCCGGTAAGAACGACATGGGTGGTAAAGTTGTAGGCGGAAGCCCAGACGAAACAGTTCCAACAGGTCCTAAGAACCCCAGCAATGCTTACACAAAAGGTCAAGGCACAATCAACTCTGGCAACAAGAATGTTCCAGGTGGAAATGCTGCTAAGATTGGCAAAGCCCCTGCAGCCAAAAAAGGCGAAGAGGGCGGCATCAACAAGAAAAGTATTGAAAGTTAATCTACCGTGCGTGGTTTAATACAGGAACACTTATCATTTGACAATGCCAGAATGGAAGTTCTGGCAGAGTCTGCTACTGACGGTAAGAAAAACCTGTACATGAAAGGTATTTTCATTCAGGGCGGGGTAAAGAATGCTAATCAGCGTGTTTACCCTGTGCAAGAAATTGCCGAAGCAGTAGAAAACATTAATAAACAGATTCGTGAAGGTTATAGCGTGTTAGGCGAACTAGACCATCCCGATGACTTAAAAATTAACCTAGATCGTGTGTGCCATATGATCACAGACATGTGGATGGATGGCCCCAACGGTTTTGGTAAATTAAAGATTCTTCCAACCCCAATGGGCCAACTTGTAACAACAATGTTGGAATCGGGGGTGAAGTTAGGAGTGTCCAGCAGAGGTAGCGGCAACGTTAACGAAAGCTCGGGCCATGTAAGTGACTTTGAAATAGTCACAGTTGACATAGTAGCACAACCCAGTGCTCCAAATGCATATCCTAAAGCCGTTTACGAGGGGCTTATGAATATGCGTGGTGGTCACAGGGTTCTCGATATGGCAAGAGATGCCGGTGCTAATCAAAAAGTCCAAAAGTATTTGCAAGAAGAAGTAAAACGCTTCATCAAAGACTTAAAAATATAAGGGGAAATGATCCATGTTTGATGCTATCAAACCATTAGTAGACAGTGGTATCATTAACGAAGATACCAAGCAAGCCATCAGCGAAGCTTGGGAAGCTAAGTTAAATGAAGCCCGCGAGCAAATCCGCGCAGAAATTCGCGAAGAATTTGCTGGCCGCTACGAACACGATAAAGGTGTAATGGTCGAAGCTCTAGACAAGATGGTCACAGAAAGTCTCCAAGCAGAAATCCGTGAGTTCGCAGACGAAAAACAACAGCTTGCCGCTGACCGTGTTCGCTTTAACCAGCGTATGGCAGAAAGTGCAGGCAAATTTGATCAATTCCTGGTTGCAAAACTAGCTGAAGAAATCAAAGAGTTGCGTGGTGATCGCCAAGTACAAAAAGAAAGCGTAAGCAGACTTGAAAACTTTGTAATCTCTGCACTGTCTGAAGAAATCAAGGAGTTCGCCAAGGACAAACAAGAAGTAGTAGAAACCAAAGTTCGACTAGTTGCTGAAGCAAAAGGTAAACTAGAACAACTACAACAGCAATTCGTTGCTAAGTCTGCTGCTCTTGTTAAAGAGTCTGTAGCTAAAAAGCTAGAGTCTGAATTGACTCAACTAAAAGAAGACATTCAAGTTGCTCGCGAGAACAATTTTGGTCGTCGTTTGTTTGAAGCATTTGCCAGTGAATTTGCTATTACTCACTTAAATGAGAACAGCGAAATCGCTAAACTACGCAAAGAAGTTGAAGAACAGAAGCAAGCAGTTGCTGAAGCTCGCGCTCAAGCTGAACAAACAACAAAACTAGTTGAATCTAAAGACCGTGAAATCCGAGTTATTAAAGAAAGTCAAGAGCGTCAACAAACTCTAAATGAGCTGTTGAAGCCTTTGAACAAAGACAAGCAAGCAGTAATGCGTGACTTGTTAGAAAGTGTGCAGACCGCAAAGTTGCAGGCTGCATATGAAAAGTATCTACCAGCAGTACTTAATAACGCTACACTACCAAAAGCCGAAAAGCAAATGGTAGTCGAAAGTCGTAAAGAAGTAACTGGTGATAAATCTGCTAAAGTCAGCGCCGAAGTCAATGACAGTAATGTTTTTGAAATAAAGCGTTTAGCAGGGCTTAAGTAAACCCTAAAAAAAGGAAAGAAAGAAAATGACACAAGCACTATTAGAAGGCCGTTGGGGCGAAACAAAAGAAGCCCTGTTAGAAGGTCTAAACGGTTCTCGTAGAACCACAATGGGTGTAATCCTTGAGAACACCCGCAAGCACTTGGCAGAAGCTGCCACAGCAGGTGCAACATCTGCAGGTAATGTAGCAACACTTAACCGTGTTATTCTACCAGTTATCCGTCGTGTTATGCCTACTGTTATTGCTAACGAAATCGTTGGTGTTCAGCCAATGACTGGACCTGTTGCACAGATCCACACACTACGTGTTCGTTACGCAGAAACAACCGCTGTAACAGCACCAAGTCCATTCGACACAAGCACAACAGCTGGTGACGAAGCTCTAAGCCCATTCAAAATTGCTACAGCTTACTCTGGTAGCCTTACAACTGGCCGCGCTGACAGCGTTGCTACACTTGAAGGTTCTCCAGGCCGTAAGATCAATGTCCAAATTTTGAAACAGGTTGTTGAAGCTAAGACACGCAAGTTGTCTGCTCGTTGGACATTTGAAGCTGCTCAAGACGCACAAGCCATGCATGGTTTGGATGTTGAAGCAGAAATCATGGCTGCTCTAGCACAAGAAATCACAGTTGAAATCGACCAAGAAATTCTTGGCTCTCTACGTGGTTTGGCTGCTACTGACTTCGCTTACGATCAAGCTGCCGTTTCCGGTACAGCTACATTCGTTGGTGACGAACACGCTGCTCTAGCTGTTCTTATCAACCGTGCAGCTAACTTGATTGCTCAGCGTACTCGTCGTGGCGCTGGTAACTGGGCTGTTGTAAGTCCAGCAAGCTTGACTGTTCTTCAGTCTGCTACAACCAGTGCATTCGCTCGTACCACAGAAGGTACTTTCGAAGCTCCAACAAACACCAAGTTCGTTGGTACACTAAACGGCGCAATGCGTATCTATGTTGACAGCTATGCCAGCGACACAACCGCTGTTCTAGTTGGTTACAAAGGTTCCAGCGAAGCTGATGCTGCAGCATTCTACTGCCCATACATTCCATTGATGAGCAGCGGTGTTGTTCTAGACCCAAGCACATTCGAACCAGTCGTAAGCTTTATGACTCGTTACGGATATGTTGAGTTGACAAACACAGCATCATCTCTAGGTAATGCTGGTGACTACGTTAGCGAAATTTCTGTTGCTAACTTGTCCTTCCAATAATTCTCAAAGGGATGGGAAGAAACAAATTGGGCTCTTCGGAGCCCTTTTTGTTGGCTAAATATTTCCATGGCAATTACAATTACAAATGGAGTAGTGATAACACCGGGAGTGCAATTAATTGCACCTCAATTTGTAGGCAATACTAGTAGTACAATATCTCCTACACTAGCAGCAGGTGTAAATCAAGGCACCAGTCCTAACGGTAGCCCATTCAGCACAACAGTAAACAGTTACTACTGGACAGCTGGAGCCAGTGTTCCTCCTTACTATTATGTCTCGACCCCTGGCAGCACTAACTATGCTTTTGGCACAGGTGATTTTACTATTGAATGGTTTCAATACGAAACAGATACAAATGCTTTTCCAAGAGTATTTTGGTATGGGACTACTCCCAGCTTAGGTGTAAGCATTGAAGGCGGATCGTTTTATCTTTGGCCATTGACACTATTAAAGACAGGTCTTAGTCAAAAAAATGCGTGGCACCATTTTGCAGTAGTTAGAATCAGCGGTCTTGTTTATTTGTATTATGATGGTGTGCTACAAAACGCAGGCGGCACATCATTTACCACCAATGTCTCAGATACTACCAGTGTGTTTTATATAGGTAGTAAAGCCGGTGCAGGTTTGGCCAGCGAACAGTTTGGTGGTAGCATTACCAGTTTTAGAGTTTGTAAAGGTTTAGGCGTATATACTGGAAACTTTACAGTGCCCACAAGTCCATTAGGACAAACACAAAGTGCTAACCCTTATGGTGGTGCTAATACACTAGCAATTAACACAGAGTGTACACTGCTGTTAAATCCATAATCAGCTAAATATACTTGTTCCAATGAACTCTCGTGAGCGCCACTCCGGGCGGCCTAGAACGCTAACCTAAAGGATTAAATGAAATGGCAAAGTTAAAAATACAACACACATATACAGGCGGTGCAGGCTATCAAGCAGGCGCCAGTGTTACTGTAGACAGTTATGTAAGCCCAACACAGATTAATGGTACAAACATTGGTGGTACAGGCGGTGATAACGATCAAACAGTACCCACAATTAGAATTCGATATCTTCGTGAAACAACCAGTGCAGTAGATACAGGTTATATTCGCGCACAAAAAGGCAGCATGAAGTTTCGTGTTAACAACACCAGTGACGCTAATACTTCTATTGTTACCCTTGTAAATGCACTCAGCACAGAATTGGCTACAGCTAATACTGCTACTATTCTTTGTAACGTTGCTACAATCAATGGTGCAAACATTGCCAATAACGGTGCAAGAACCAGTGCTTATGTTACTTACATTGCAGGTAATGTAACAGGGGTACAAACTCCTGTTGTCGGTCATCAACTTTCTGGTACTGGTCTAACTGGTAATGTAACTGTTA